AGATGTACCTGAATTTAAAGATTATAAATTTGCAACTGAACGTAGTGCATATTTAAGTTCACTAGGTATTCCTTTAAACCATGAAACTACTATTGAAGGCCAAACTATATTTTTAGCAGAACGCGTAAGTGAACTTATGCATCCCCAAATTATTACAGATAGAACTATTTTAGATGTAATGGCCTTCACTAAATGTGCTGATAAAGTAAGTGTAATGGATAGTGATTCATTTGAAAAATATGCTTCTCGTTTTATTAAGCAATATGATCATATATTTTATATTTCACCTAAAGGCGTAGATATAGAAGATAATGGGGTTAGAGAAACTAATTCTGATTATAGAAATAAAATAGATGAAACTATTCAAAAATTGCTTTTAAAACATTATCCTAGGGCTTATGAGGCTAGTGATCTTTATTGTCCTTACAAACTTAAAGGTACTACTGAGGAACGTATTGGACAAATAATGAAAGTTATATATCCTTAATATTTATAACCATGAAAAATAATGTAGTATCCGTTGGATTAGGGATAATCATAGGATTAATTATTGGAATAGGGTTAACCTGGTACATAACAAATGACTTTACCACTCAAGCTGTAATAGATGCTGAACTTAGATTTAACCAACTTTTAGAAGAAGAAAAAGCAAAATATAAAGATGAATTAGGTAAAGTAACTCAAATTCAAGAAAATTTAGAACATAACTTAGCTTCCGCAGAAATAGCTATAGATAGTCTTAATACTACTATTAATACTAGAAGTAAACAGCTAAACCAAATCAAAAGAAAATATGCTAAAAAATTATCTGATATTGATAGTATGTCTCATAATGAGCTTACCGACTTTTTCACAAAACGATACCTCAACTAACTTAGTTTGCCTCCCAACAGAACAAGCTAGGTTAGTAGTTACTGATCTTACAGCATATGATTTCTGCCAGCAAGAAAGAGATTCTTTAAAGGCCGAAATCAATGATTTATACAATATTATAGAACAAGATTCACTTTTATTAAAAGTATATCAAATCTCTACAGACTCATTAATCTTATTAAATAAAGAATGTTATAATCAAAACATTAATCTTAATTTAGATTTAGATAGTAAAGATAAAAAAATTAAGTCACTTAAAAGTACTCGAAATATAACTATTTTAACTACTTTAGCAAGTATTTTAACACCTATTTTATTAAGTAAAAATTGAGTGATTTAAAAAAAATAATAAGACAGGAATATATAAAATGTGCCAAAGACCCAGTACATTTTATGAAAAAATATTGCATGATCCAACACCCCCAAAGAGGTAGGATCAACTTTCATTTATACCCTTTCCAAGAAAAAGTACTTAAGTTATTTGAAGACAATCCTTATTCTATTATTCTTAAGTCTCGTCAATTAGGAATTTCTACATTATCCGCTGGGTATTCGTTATGGATGATGATTTTTCATGAGGATAAAAATATTCTTTGCATAGCTACTAAGCAGGAAACTGCTAAAAATATGGTTACAAAGGTTAAATTCATGTATGAAAATTTACCTTCATGGCTTAAAGTAGAATATGAAGAAAATAATAAATTAGCTTTACGTCTACAAAATGGGTCACAAATTAAAGCAACCTCTGCATCTAGTGATGCAGGTAGATCAGAAGCAGTTTCACTTTTGATAATTGATGAGGCTGCTTTTATTGAAAATATTGGTGAAATATGGGCATCAGCTCAACAAACTCTGGCTACTGGAGGAGGGTGTATAGCATTATCTACTCCTTATGGTACAGGTAATTGGTTTCATCAAACTTGGGTAAAAGCGGAGGCTAATAACAATGAATTTTTACCTATAAAATTGCCTTGGTACGTTCATCCTGAACGAAATCAAGAATGGAGGGATAGACAAGATGAACTTTTAGGAGATCCTAGAATGGCAGCACAAGAATGTGACTGTGATTTCAGCACTTCAGGTGACATAGTATTTTATTCTGAATATTTAGAATTTATAGAAAAAACTACAATTAAAGAACCTCTTGAAAGAAGGGGGGTAGACCAAAATTTATGGATATGGCAACCTGCTGATTATAGTAGATCTTATATGATATCAGCAGACGTAGCAAGAGGGGATGGTAAAGATTACTCAGCATTTCATATTTTTGATATTGAATCAAATGTTCAAGTAGGTGAATATAGGGGTCAAGTAAGTACTAAGGATTTTGGTAACATATTAACAGCAATAGCTACAGAATATAACAATGCTTTATTAGTAGTGGAAAACGCTAATATAGGATGGAGTACTATCCAAACTATTATAGATAAAAATTACTCTAATTTATATTACTCCCCTAAAGCTGAATCTATTGACGTACAATCATACCTAAAAAACTCAGGCAGATCCTCTAACATGACAGCGGGATTTACTATGTCCTCTAGAACTCGCCCCATGGTTATTGGTAAATTCCAGGAATATGTAAGTGATAAGGGCGTAACAATTCAATCCAAACGTTTATTAGAAGAAATGAAAACGTTTATTTGGAAATACGGCCGAGCAGAAGCTCAACAAGGTTACAATGATGATTTAGTAATGAGTTTTGGTATTGGCTTATATGTACGAGATACTGCACTTAAATTTAGACAACATGGAGTAGATATAACAAAAGCAGCTTTAAGTTCCATGCAATCTACTCAATCCCCCTATAAAGGAGCATATTTTGCTACAGGAAAAGATAATCCTTATAGTATGGATAACGGGAAAGGTGGAACTGAAGATTTTAGTTGGATTTTATAATATTTATTCATATATTAATATACTATGGCTGATACAAGCGTATTTACAAGATTAAAAAGATTATTCTCTACAGATGTTATTGTTCGTAATGTAGGAGGAAATAAATTAAAAGTTCTTGATTTTAATAAAACCCAAGTAGCAGGGGAACTTGAGACTAATTCTATGGTAGATAGATTTAATCGTCTATATACTACTAACCAAATGTCAGCTTATAACCCTGCATTAAACTATCAAACATTACGAACCCATCTTTATTCAGACTATGAGGCTATGGATACGGACGCAATTGTAGCATCAGCCCTTGATATATTAGCTGATGAGTCCACTCTTAAAAATGCTATGGGTGAGGTTCTCCAAATTAAATCCCCAGACGAAAATCTACAGAAAATTTTATATAACCTCTTTTATGATGTTCTAAATATAGAATTTAATTTGTGGATGTGGATCCGCCAAATGTGTAAATATGGTGATTTTTTCTTAAAATTAGAGATAGCTGAAAAATTTGGAGTATATAATGTTATTCCTTATACTGCTTATAATATTATAAGAGAAGAAAAAATAGATGATAAAGATACAACCCAAATGGAAGTCAAATTTAAATTTGACCCTGATGGTTTAAGTGGGGGAGGTGAATATGGTGGGTATTTTGGGGGAATGCAATCCTCCTCTACCACTAGTAAAAGTGAAAGAGCTATCTATTTTGATAATTATGAAGTTGCCCACTTTAGACTCCTTTCAGATGTAAACTATCTCCCTTATGGCAGAAGTTATATAGAACCAGGACGTAAGCTATTTAAACAATATGTGCTTATGGAAGATGCTATGCTAGTCCACAGAATTGTAAGAGCCCCTGAAAAAAGAATATTTTATGTAGATTTGGGTAATATCCCTCCTGCAGAAGTAGAAAACTTTATGCAAAAAACTATATCACAAATGAAGCGTACTCCTTATGTTGACCAACAGACGGGAGAGTATAATTTGAAATATAACATGCAAAATATGTTAGAAGATTATTACCTTCCTGTTAGAGGAGGTGAATCTCAAACAAAAATAGATACCCTTCCTGGGTTACAATATGATGGTATCCAAGATGTAGAATATCTAAGAAATAAATTATTTGCAGCCTTAAAAATACCAAAAGCATTTTTGGGATATGATGAAAATACAGATGGTAAAGCTACTTTAGCAGCTGAGGATATTAGGTTTGCTCGTACTATTGAACGCATTCAAAGAATTATTCTTTCTGAATTGTATAAAATAGCAGTTGTTCACCTTTATACTCAAGGATATGATGGTGATGATTTAGTTAATTTTGAACTTAATTTAACTACCCCTTCAATAATTTATGAACAAGAAAGAGTAGCGTTAATGAAGGAAAAACTAGATCTTGCGGCCCAAATGCAAGAAACTAAACTATTCCCCTCAGACTTTATATATGATCATTTATTCCACTTTAGTGAAGATGAATATCATGAATTTAGAGATTTAGTTAGAGAAGATTCTAAACGTGCTTTCCGTAATGCCCAAATAGAAGCTGAAGGAAACGATCCTGTTGAAACTGGAGAATCATATGGTACACCACATGATTTAGCTTCACTTTATGGCAAAGGTAGATATTACGATGAACCTGATAATGTACCTGCAGGATATGATGGAAAAGAATTAGGACGTCCTGAAGAAAAAGTTTCAAATATCAATACTCAGGATAATGCATTTGGTAAAGATAGATTAGGGGTAGATACTATGAAAGGTAAGGAAAACGAATCAAATTCAATAAAACCTACATATAAAGGTGGATCTCCTTTAGCATTAGAAGCAAAAACAGCTTATTTACAAAATAAAGATATGCTAAAAAAGATCCCGGTTAATCGTAAACAATTGGTATTTGAGCAAGATGAATCACTCCTTGATGAAAATCAATTAAAGAAGTGAAAATCCTTATATATTTATAAAAAAGCCTATCGATGAAGATCAAACATTCCAAATACAAAAATACAGGTCTTTTATTTGAACTTTTAGTAAGACAAATTACCGCTGATACTCTTGAAGAAGGAGAATCTCCTTCATTAAATATACTAAAAAAATCTTTTGCTAAAACTGAATTAGGAAAAGAATATAAACTTTACGAAACTTTATTTAAAAATAAAAATATTAGTGAAGGTAAAGCTGAAATAACTCTTAATGCCATATTAGATGCTTCTCGTAAATTAAACAGAAGTGTTTTAAGAAGGGAAAAATATAATCTTATTAAAGAAATTCAAAAACATTATAATGTAAATGAATTTTTTAAACATCAAGTTCCCAATTATAAAGGGTATGCTGCTTTTTATAAGCTAACGGAAATATATAACTCAGATAAGCTTTCTGAAACTAATGCTATTATAGATAATAAGGTCACAATATTAGAATATTTAACAGAGCATCCTATCAGCCAGAAAAAAGTTAAACAGGATTTAATAGAAGAATTTTCTAAATATGATAAAGACTTAAGAGTACTTACATATAAAGTAATGCTTGAAAAATTTAATGGTAAGTATGCTAACTTAAATTCGGGGCAAAAAGAGGTACTTAAAGAATTTATGAATTCAATTGATAATACTCCTCGTTTAAAAGAAATATACAATACTAAAATTAATGAGCTAAAAATATCCCTTAAAAGTTTTGCTCAACAAACAAAGGATAAAGTTGCTAAAATAAAATTAATAGAAGTCATTAATTTACTCCAAGAGATAGATAAAGGTTCTAAAATTAATAATGATGATTTAATTAATCTTCTTCAATATTATGAATTAACTGAAGAATTAGCTAAAGTAAAATAATAATGCCTATTGATCCCTCTGAACTTAATACAGCTTTCCTTAAAAAAATTGAGGATAAGTATGGTCCTATAAGCC